CCAGGGGAGAAGGATTGGGTGGACTTAGTGATCAAATTTGTTCTTGTGATGATAAAGTATGTGGTTGTCCTCCGACACACAAAATTCCAATTATTTGGAATTGTAGAGGTACATTTATTGCAGAAAATTGTTTTGAAAGTACAATAAATAACAGAATAGGATATACATCAAATAAAGATTATTTTGTATGTGTAGCAAAAACTTTTGGAAGATTAAATCCAACTACTGAGCGGTCAGGAAGATGCTGCGGAGTAGTACAAACCAATGTAACAGCATTTTTCTATGCTAAAAGAAAATATCATTATGGATATAATGCTGGTACTGGTTTATTTGAAGTTCAAGATGCACCAAGAGGTGGATTTAGAACATATTATCTTGGTGAACTAGAAGGTGTTTCGGGATCAACTTATGGTATAGGTGAAAAACCAGATTACCGTGGACAAACTTTTTATTATCCTTTTGAAAAAGTTTTAATACCTCAATTGGTAAACGATTTGATGATTCCTAAAAATACTATATCAAAATATAGTTATAGTACACAATCAGCAATGTCATATCCTCCAATATATTGTGGTGGAAGAGACATGGAACCTTTAAAAGATTCTATGGGAGCAGCACTTGCGTGGCAAGACACAGGATGTGATGTATGTCATCCAGTGCCAGGGCAACAATGTCCTAGTACTTGTGGAGGTTATGATCTACCGTGTATGGCGCCCCCTTCAAAATTACTTGGTCCCGGTGGCTGGGTTCATAGTTATGGTCCAAGTAGTGCTTGTGGTAGTGGCGATGATAGAGCAAAAATCATTATTACCGCATCAGATGGTATATACGGCCAAAATACTGTACAAACATTAAATAATACAGTTGTTTATAATTATGAAAGATTAATAATGCCAGCAATACATAGTGACCCTTGGTTAGGTCCACTGGCTTCCTTTAAACTTGGTTGGGGAGGAACATTTCCTCCCGGATTCCAACCAGGATGTCAATATTTCTGCAAACCAGTATCCGCCCCACCACCAAATCCACTTTTAGCATTTGTTAGTGGTGCTACACAATGTTTTACTTGTACTTGCGACCGAAATCTATACCCAACTGGAGGATGTACTGATGGAAGACAAAGCTGTCCCGCCTGTTCTTTTATAGGATGGCAATATATAGATGATAGTTTCTTGTTTGAACTGCAACAAGAATATTCTATTGATAATGAAAGTTTGTATTTTCCTGGAGTTGAAATGTTACCAGATCCAAATGAACCTGTTGGTTTAGATGAATATTATTTACACAGAACATATCAAAAAATTCCATCAAGAATTTATGTTGGATGCACGGGACCTATTCTTAATGCCGATCCAATATGCTTTTTAGGTATAGATGGTGTAACAAATGCAGGAGATTTTGCTGTAAGTTGCTGCATAGAACCAGATAATACAAATCCCGAAGGACCACCTTTATTAAATATAAATGGTCACTCATCAAATATTTTATGTACACAATTTGATGATTTATAAGTTAATATCAGTATAAATATTTTTAGAATGATTGGAGATATATATTATGGATTTTGCAAATACTAATTTTGTAATCGGTCAAGTTGCTGGAAGTTCTCCAAACGGTGCTATGGAAATGTCATCAGTTTCTATGCATAATAGTAATATTAATAATACTAATTCAGAACTTTTAGATACAGAAGAATATAACAAATATAAAAATGAAGAAAAAAATTATATTTTTTATAAAAAAATTAATTTTGAATTTAAAAAATCTTTTAAAGTAAAATTAATAACTGTAAGTTTGCATTTTGGAGATGTTATAGATTTTATAACACGACATACTGGAATAAAAAAATTAATTATGTGGGCCACAAATGGAAATTGTGGTTGCGAAGCAAGAAGAGTAAAATTCAATGAATGGTTTAAAATTCCATTAATATTTTTTAAATTAGATTCTTTTAATTATGCAGATTATATTGATATTAAAAAACAAAATAAAAATATCAATAATGATCCATCAAATAAAAAATTATATACATCATATGCTGAATATAAAAAGAATTTAATACAAGAAGAAAACAATATTCTTATTCATAATGTAATAAATAAAAATTTTGAAAAAGGTATAATGAAATTGCCAACAGGTATAAAAGAACCAATGGTATTGAATCCTACAAATACTCCTCCTACAAGTGGATGTGGTTGTGGATCAAAGAAAAAAAACTTGACTGTAACAAAAACAATAGTATAATGATAATGAGGTAAATATGGAAAATTTAGAAAACTTAGTATATTTTAAAATGGTATCAGGTGAAGAAGTTATTGCAAAAGGAAAAAAAATTATTGGTGGCTGGTATATGGAAGATCCAGCCTTACTCATACAAATGCCAGATTATAAAGTAGGATTGGCTAGTTGGATTCCATATACTACAATTAGTCATGGTGCAAATATGCCAGACCATGCAATTCTATTTGTATTGGATGTTAGCCAAGATATGATAGAATATTATTTGAAATGGGTTGATCCTAATTCTGAATATATTGAAATTCAGGATCTGGACAAAGATAAACAAAAACAACCAACATAATTAATGTTTAAAGGTTCATATAAACAAAAATCAATGGATGGAACAGTTATCACCTATAAAAAAGGTGATACTGTTTTATTTCATGGAAAACTTTATGAAGCTGTAAACAATACGTCATACTCTCCAATACAGCAAAAATCAGATTGGTTTTATAAAGGTATAACAGAAATATACTCTAATGATAATCCTCCTTTAAATCCAAAAGAAGGACAAATTTGGATTCAAAATGGAAAAGAATATACTTATTATTATGATGGTTCCAACTACAGTTGGGTACAATTTTAAGAAATAATTATTGTTAAAGTTGTAGTTGTTTCTTTTTCAAATTTTAAATAAATGCTTTGATTTGTTTCAGTTGTATCATTGTAGTACACAAAACAAGCACCCAAAGTACCCGGAGTTCCATATAAAACATAATTTTCTGTTAGCGGAGTAGTAAATTCTGGATTTGTAAACGCACTTATTTGCAAATTTAAATTTCTAGAATCTGATAAATCTATTTTAAATGCTGTTAAGTTAGTACTTACTTGATATGAAATAATATTTGTTTTTTGATTATCAATATATAAATTATTTGCTATTGTTTCAACTGCGTATACAGGGCTAGAATAAGCCGCGCTGCTTGTTAATGTAAATACAGTTTCTGATGCATAGACCACATGATAAATTTTTGCAAATTGAAAACTATATCCAGGATCACTTATTGTGTAAGCTGGGTTAAAATTTTTAATTGTTGTATTAGGATACCAAGTTTTAGCAATATTTGAATTATCTGGTGTAGATATTAAATTAAATTGTTTTTTATTTTTATTTTCTAATAAATGACTATAAATTCCAGGTTCTGTTTTATGATACATGTAAATAACACCATTTACAGTTTCATCTGAATTTATAGAATCTATATTTAATTGACCCCGCATATATACATTAATAAATTTCTTTTGAAAATAAAAATTTTCATTGACTATTGTATCAGTTGGATCTAAGTATATTACTTCTGTTTCATCATTTAACTTTAAACAATTTTTTACTTTAATTCTTTTATTGTTTAATATGCTACCTTCAACTTCAACAAATTCCTCAAAAGAGTAATCTGTTCCGTATAATCCAAGATACATAAAATTCAATGGTGTTGAATCGGGTGTTTTAGATATTAAAATATTTGCAGTAGAACCTGAAATTTTAGAAAATTGTATTGGTTTATTAAATAAATTTCTATTATATAAACCAAAAGAAATTCCAGTTGTATTGGTTATGCCACTACAATAAATAAATTCATTATAAATTCCAGTACATCCTTGGTACTTCAATTGTCCGTTCCAGTATTTTATTTCACCCGTTTCCGAGTTTACGTATTCACCAGATGAATAAGAAAATGTAGATCCAACAGTAAGATTGTTAAAAAACAATTTTAAAAATTTTAAATCATTTACATTTTTTGTTTGAGAGTAATTAAAAAAAAGACTGTTTCCAGTATAATGAATACTTGGAGAGCTTTCTAATAATCCTTTAGTATAACATGGATCATATGTTGAACCCAAAAATTCAGCAGTATATGAATAAGTGGATTTTACATTAGTTAATACTGAACTCATTTTTAACTAGCCATATATGATATTATTTGACTTGATGTTTTTGCTCTTAAATAGATTTTATTTAAATTTTGAACATTCAAGAAAATATTTTCTCCTGGTTCAAGTTCATATCCAACAAGTGCAACTCCATCTGAGTTTAAATATACTAAATCAGTATTGCTGCTTGATGCTTTAATATTTACTCCTGCAATGGTTGTATATCCACTAGGATACATTCCAGTAACACCAGTAGTAATTGTAGATCTACCACTTACAAAATTAGTAGGTCTAGAAATTCCTAAAACTCCTAAATTTGTATTTAAAGTATTAATTGCACCATAAATTTGTGTTAGACCACTATATAGTAAAGTATCATTAATTGCTACGGTTCCACCAACAGTAGTGGCGACTGCAATACCACCTGAAAATCCTTGAATTTTTAAACCAGAACCAGAATCATTTGTAACTCCAACTGTAGGATTAACAGTAACACTTAAAGTTGCACCAGATAATATTGTATATAATGGGTTGGCAGAATTGCCTAACTGAGTTCCGCTGCTATTTACTAAATTTGCATATATCCATGTGTTGCCATTTGGACCAAATACTGAGATACTATCAGTTGTTTTTCCACTTGGTCTACCACCTGTTACTTCAATTTTACTTCCTGTATAGTTTGAAACATAAACTGGTGTTGATGTGGTTCCAGTTACTATAACCGTACCAGTAACGGGTACGGGAGTTCCAGCAGGTGTTCCCTGAATTGTAAATGTTCCAGTAAAACCAGAAACATTTGCTGTTAAAGATGATGTTACACTAACTGGAAGTGGATTTGTACTGGATACTAAAGTAGCAGCCCCAGTAAGTCCATAAGCCATTTTTATTAATTGAAAATGTGCTGTGGCCCCTGAAAATACTACAGCATCTGTAGCAACTGTTGCGGTGACTCCAGAAGTTTGGATAACAAGATTTGGATCTATGTCTGATGCTGGCATTTTACCCTCTAAATAGTATAGTTCTAGAATATTTAGATAGATTTAATTATTGAATTCTTTAAAATACGAGTTACACTAAAGTCATGTATATTGATGATGCTGCCCGAGAACGTTTTTCAAACCAAGTAATACAAAGAGCAAAAAAAAGCAAATTGCCTTTTATGGACTGTGTATTAGAATTGGCGGGAGACATGAATATAGAACCCGGAGCAGCAGGAAAACTTTTAACTAAACCATTAATTGAAAAAATTCAAATAGAAGCTCAAAATTTACATTTACTTAAAAAATCAAAAACAAAAAGCTTGCCAATTGACTGAGATAGAGTATATTAACAATGAAAGGTCGGAGTAGTCCTCCGAGAATATTATGACAAATTTTTCAGATTTTAAAAAGAAGAGTAAAAATTCAATCGCATCTCTAACAGAACGTATGGATAAACTTACGTCTAAGGAAAGTTACAAAGATGATCGTCTGTGGAAACCCGGTATCGATAAGACCGGTAACGGTTATGCAGTAATTCGTTTCCTTCCAGAAATTGAAGGAGAAGACAGTCCATTTGTTTCTGTTTATAGCCATGCTTTCAAGGGCAAGGGTGGATGGCTTTTTGAAAATTGTCCTACTACGATTGGTGAAAAGTGTCCTATTTGTCAAGCCAATACTGAACTGTGGAACAGTGGTATTGAAGATGACAAGAACATTGCACGAAATCGTAAGCGTAAGTTGACTTATATCTCTAATATTCTTGTGATTGAAGATCCTGCCAATCCAGAAAACAAGGGAAAAGTTTATCTTTATCAGTATGGTACAAAAATCTTTCAAAAGATTCAGAGTCTTGCTCATCCAGAATATCAAGATGAAGTTGCAGTTGATCCCTTCAACTTCTGGACTGGTGCAGACTTTAAGATCAAGATTCGTAATGTTGGTGGATATGTTAACTATGATCGTTCAGAGTTTGCATCTCCAGCACCACTTTTTGGTGGCGATGATAAGAAGCTAGAAGAACTATGGAAGAAGCAATATCCACTTAAGCCATTTATTGATAAGTCTCAATTCAAGAGTTATAATGAGTTGAGCGAAAGAATGAAAAAGACTGTGGGCGATGATATTCGTGCACAATTTACAGAATCCAAGAATATTGAGGATGATATCACGGAATCTGTTGTTGAGGATATTGAAGAAAAAGATCCTCTAAAATATTTTTCTGAGATGGAAAATGATTGAAAAAGCCCCCGAAAGGGGGCTTTTTTTATACCCATACAGGTCTTGCTGCAAAACGAGTTACACGATTCTCAAATATTAAATTTGTAGGATCAACCGTTGGGCGTTCTTCATAATTGTCTTTTTCTTGATTTTTTAACCAATTTCCATTTGGATTTTTTAAAGAAGACATATTTTGATCTAATGTATTTAATTTTTCTTCTAGTTGATTTGCTTTTTCATAAGCTGCTTCAGCATCTACTTTAATAGAAAAATTGGATATTGTTTCTGAATACTGTGGTTTAATTGCACCCGAAGGATTATTATTGTCTGTATTTTGAATAATAGTACTTTCTGGCAATTCAATTTTTATTTGATTGTCAGCAGTTATTGCATCTGGTAAATCTACTTTATTTAAAATATTTTCATTATTTAATTTATTTTCGGGTAGTTCATCGTTAGTAAAATTTTCTACATTAACAGATTCTGGTAAAGTATTATTTTTTTCATATCCAATAACAGTTGATTCTGGTAGACTTGAATTTTTTAAAACAGAAATGGATTCGGGTTCTGGTAGAGGTGAATCACCTGGGCTTACAATTGATTGATTATCTGCAGATGAATCAAAATTTACTATAGGAGCCATCAAAGAAGATTCTGCGTCAACATCAATTGATATATTATTTTCTTCATCCATAGAAATTAAAGTCCTTTGAATTATTTACTTGCATTTGTTGTTGTTGTTTTTTTTCTTCATATGCAACAAGTACGTTTATATATATTTCTCTTTCCCACGGTATCATATTATCAAGACTTTCAAGAGACCAATTATATTTGTTTATTAAGGTAAAGTTTGTAGTATAGTAATCACCTAAATCAAAAAACTTTACCGATAGGAAAAAAAATTTAAAATACCCGTCACTTCCTTAGTTTCATTTTCTATGTTTAAATGCAAAAATAATTGAGGTTCATTTTTTAAAAAATTATCTAATTTTAAAGAAACATTCATTGGTAAATTGTTTAATATCTCTTTTAATTCTTCTGGAACAAATTTACCACAATCATAGAGTTCATTTTTTACAGTTATTGATTTGACAGAAGCTTTTATCAGATCTTCTTTTTCAAATGATTTTAATTTTATTAAATCTTTTATTATAGGTGTTTTTAATGATAATTTAATATTATTTCCTATATCAATATTTTCTTCTTGTAAAGAATTTTTTGTTTGTATATCGTTAATATTAACTTGTATTTTATTTTTATTGTATACAAGATTTAACATTTCATCAACACTTTTAGATCTTATTTGTAAAAATAAATATTCAGCATCTGCAAGATGTAATTCAAGTATATTTGTTGAAGAACAATTTCTTTTTAAGATATCTAACATGGCATTAAAAGCTAATAATTTATTTTGTTCTTGAAGTATTATTCCTAGATTTTTTACATCTTTTATTCTAAAAGGAGTAAATGTTACATCTTTTTTTGAAAAAGGTAATGTTGTTTTATATACTGGCAATAAATTGTTTATTTCTTGAATCAGTTCCATATTAAGATGCTCCAAATGTATAATCTCTATAATTCATTAATACTTGAAATTTTAAAAAGTCATTTTGATTTGCCATAGAAAACTCATATGGTAAACATTCAACTGGAAAAACTTCATGAAAAGTACAGACTCTATTAATTTCTCCATTTGGATCTAAAAAATTTAATTTCATTTTTACTGGAAAAATTAAAGTATCATAGTATTCCAACATAAAAGGTCTATTATTTGATCCTCTTATTCTTCCCCCAGAATAGATTGCATTAAACCATTTATTAAAAAAATCTAAAATAAAATTATCATTGGTCACAGGAAAAGTTAAAAGAACTCCTCCTACAAATTTTTGAGATCTGGGAACTATTCTACCAGACCCATAACCCATTAAATTATCTGCAACACCATCAATAGCTCTTGATCCGCCTGCTATTGCACCAACTTTAAAATCTTGAGGCAAAGGTGGATTTAAATATGCTGGCAAGCCAACAAAAGAAACAGAATATCTATTGTTTCTTTGTAATCCCTTATGGCGAGCAATAAAGTCTTTTAATTCTAAAATTGAATTTTTTGGATTAGCCATTAGTAAATATCTCTTTTTCTGTTAATACTTTGAATTCAAAATTGTTTTTATTGCAATAAGATTGGGCAGCTTTCCATTTTGCTGAATTAATAGCCCAAGTTATTCTTTCTTTTTTTGAAGCATTTTCTTTTAAATTAACTTGTTTCTTTGGTTTTATCTCAATTAACCAAAAATTTGTTTTGCCATTTGATTCAAATTCAACTAAAAAATCGGGAAAATAATTATGTATTTTATTGTCAATTGGATGTACATATGGAATTATAATTTCTTCGGATGCCCATTTTTTAATACTTGCATTTTCATCAAAAAATTTACAAACCGATCTTTCCCATAAAGAACGGCAAATAATGCTAGTCGGATCACCAGCATATTTTTCTTTATTTTTAGGAATAAATTTGGTTTTGTAGGCCATATAAATATTTAGTTAAATTACCTAAATATTTTTAAATGGCTTCATTCTTTAAATATCCTCTAGGCGTGTATGCATCAGAACAACCTCTGTGGATGAATTTTTTTACTGCACCTTATTCTCTAATAAACAGAGAACGCACAAGACCAGGTGTGGTAAGTAGATCTCAATTTCATATACAGCTTCCTATGCCAAAGGAACCTGGGTACAATGTACAACATGAATTTGGAGAAAGTAATAGCAATCCAGTTGGGCCTATCCTAACAAAGGCTGGATTAGCAAACAGTGGTGGTGGAATGAATATGTTAGAAAGAATTGCGGCACCAGCAATGGCATATTATGAAAGAGTGTTTGCAACTTCTACTTATAGACGTTTTAGTAATATTGCAGAAATGTCTATGATATCCGAAGCAAGAAAACAATATTTCTTTCAATATGTATTTGTTCCAAAAAATAATAATGAATCTATAGCTGTTGAAGAAATTGTAGGAACATTTAGAAAATGTTCTTATCCAGCCGTTGCCAGTGGATTGCCCGAAAGATCTTATCCACAAAATTTATGGGCTATGACTGTATCAAGAGGAAATGGTGTTGCACTAGGTGGAGAAGGAAATCTTACAGCCAATTGGTTGGGCGAACCATTGGTTTGTGTATTAAATACTGTTATGGTAAAGAAAAACGATGATGCAGATAGCATTATAAGATATTTGCCAAATGGTGGATCTTCTATAACCCTTTTAGGATTACAGTTTACTGAATTTGAAACAGGAACATATGTTCCCGGTGCAAATGCAGTATGGTCTAAATCAGAGATTTCTTATAATAGTTTTGGTTAATCAATATGCAATATTTTTCTAATTTACCAAAAATTTCATTTGAAAGCACTATAGGAACATTTAATATTAGTGATTTTTTTACTTATATTGATATTTCAAATGCAAATATAACACCATATGAAAAAGAATTTGATAATAAAAATACTTTAATTGAAGCTGCATCTTTAATATATGGAGATGCTGATTCTTTTTGGCTATTTATTTTTAGTTCTAATAACTATAATCCATTTGCTTTAAATCCAGAAAACACAGATTTAAAAATTCAAAAAGAAACAAACAAATTAAATATAGCATTAAAACAAAATGTTTCTGGAACTACAGGATTTGTCGCACCCAAAGGAAGTATTATAGTACAATATCAACAAAATACTGGTGGATCTGCTGCATATTCATCTATTGACAATTATGATTTAAATGGAGCTTTTACTTTAGTAGAAAATGATTATTATTATTCTGAAACAGTAATAACAAAAGATCAAAAAAATGGATCTATTTTTACATCTGGAACAACTGGAAATTCATATGTTGTAATTTATCCCAGTTCAACTGGTGGATACCAAATTAAACCTTTATTGTATTCTACAACAGTAGAACCATCATTGAATAAACAATTGTATAGTTTTAATGCAAATACAGGCAAAATTGTATATGAAACAAAAACATATAATTTAGCTGTTGTAGAAGGTTTATATGATGAGGGTCCTATTGGTCAAATTTTGTATAACACTTCTTCAAATAGTGAAAATGTCTCATATGAAACATTTTTAAAGAAACAGAATCGAACTATACTTGCTTATCCATTAAATAAATTAGGAGAACTTAGAAGTTATTTTGTGACAGCTAAGTATTATTAAAATGCCAAATGCACTTAAAAATTTTCATCCTGCGTACTCTACTATTAAATCAATAATTTTATGTGATGAAGCTTCAGCAAATGGTAGCAATGGCGAATCATTAGATATAATAATAAAAAATACAGAATGTCTTTTTGAACGAATTGAGTTTACTGAAAGTGTAACAGAATTAGTTCCAAATGGTGTTTTAGTAGTACAGGATAGAAATGATATTGTTGGAAGATTAAAAAAATTCAATGTTGATAGAATTGTTATAGCTTTTTCTGATAGTGATAAAAAATGGTATTTTAAAATTTCTTCTGTTAGCTATTTGAACAATGCAGCTTCAGATACAGAAGAAAACTTTGTTGCAATATATTTTTCAAATAAGTATTATTTTGAAAATCAAAATTTTTCATTAATAAGTAGTCTTGATATAAAGCAACCACAAGTTTATTTAATAAGTGATTTTGTAGATAAATTGAAAAAAGAATATTTCTTTGAAAAAGAAAGATATGATGTAGAGGGTTATAATGACAAAACAACAAATTATGTTTTGTATAGACCTTTAAATTCATTAAAATCAAGAGATTTGGTTCCATCAGATGATCCAATGCAATATTTAAATTATCTGGCTACATATGCATTATCGGATGGAAAAAATACAAATAGCAGTAGTAATAATAATTCTGCAGGGCTACCAAAAAATCCTAATTTTATGTTTTGGACGGGTTTGGATTCATCTGTAAATTTTAAATATTTTAATGAAGATTTGACAAAAGATAGTTCTTTTGCTTCAATGAAAAATGATTATAGAAAAATTGCAATATTTGATGGTGACTCAGTTGTACAAAAATTAAGTGATGGTCAATTTTATAGAAAAGCATATAATCTATTAACAAATCCAGCGTATCAATATATTTCTAAAAATTATTATTATATTAGAAAAACTCCAAAATTTTTAGATTCAGTTCCATCCAAATATTTTGAACAAGATGGTACCAAAGGAAATTCGTATGCATATTATGCTACTACTTCTTTAATGTATCAATTTCAAGATGAAGGACAAAAATACAATTTAGAAATTGTAGGCTTGTCTGGAAGTGTAGGCGTGACTTGTGCAATAGGTGGAGCAGAACAATTAACATATGATGGTAATTGGGGATTCTATGATGATTTGGATTCTGTATCTCAAGAAAATTATTTAACAACATTTCACAATGATTATGGTACAGATGAACCCGCAGCTTTATTAGCTTTTGGTAATAAAAATGCAAAAAAATATATGCCATATGTTGATACTTCTGAAATGTGGCAAAATATGTTTGATATGACAGAAGTTCATCCTAATCAAGGTTCTAATACAAAAGATCCAATTCCAGGAGCTAATACCAATTTACAAAAAGTATGTGATATAAGATATAAATCATTTTTAAATAAAGTTGATAATTCACAAGGTAGACTTCAAATAGCAAGAGCTATAGAATTGCAAAATTTTATATTATATTCTTTATGTTGTATAGGAAAACGAGAAGATTGTTTTTTTGCGGTTTTACAAAAATTTGAAGTAGATACAGGATTTACTGGTGCAACCGCATACATTCAAGAACAAGCTTATCCTATACCTGGAAAAGCAAAAAAGTACAGATATCAATGGAATAAATTAACTTTTGGAATCAGTGGTGGTAGTGGATATACAGGTGGTGGTACGGGCAATACTGCTTATATGATAGAAAATTGGGATTTAGACCCATATATTAAATCTGGTTTGACTCAAGACAATACTTGGGCAATTAATATAAATGAAAGAGGAATAACAGGCCCATCGGGATTAACACCGGGTTATCTGCCACCAGGTTATGTTTCGGATTGCATTAGTAATAATTTTACTTTTAGACCAATTGGAGTCCGAACAAACTCATATGGTGATAGTGGATATATAAACCATATTGTTAGAATGTGTAAATATACTGAAGATCCGGTAAATGGATTTTATTATTTTACTGTAGAAAATGTTGTTGATGGCTGCTGTTAATAGGAAAAAAAATGATACAATATCCGACAAGACAAATAAAAACATATGGCACAAATTATAGCCAAGAAGCATATTACGCGGTAAATAATAAATCAACTTATGAATGTGCTAATTCGTCTGTTACCAGAGGTATTACATTATCTCCATTATCTTTAAATGATTGTTTTGATAGATTTACTGGAATAAAAGATATTGCACAAAAAATTGGTTTTTTACATGGAATAGCTGGAGCACCATCAACTTTAGACTTGTCTGGACCTTATGGAGTAACTGCTTATTTTCAAAAAGTCAAAGGAAACGGATATAATTATTATCTTTGGACAGGAGCCACAGGAGGAACTGCTGATGGTGGAATAGATCCTTATTTTCCAGTAAGTAGCATGGAATGTTCAGAAGTAGAAAGCACACTGGGATATGATTGGTTGGGTTGTTTATGGGGTACACCTACATCAAATTTAAGTTGCAGATGTCCTGAAATAGGTGAAAATTATGACTCATATTTAAAACTTCGTTTAAACAATGCCACATTTTGGAATACATCAAAGGAAACTCCAGTCAAAAGATCTGAATTTTTAGATGCATTTAAATATGGAAAAAAGGTAGATGTTACTATTGCTGGAGATTTTAAATTAAAAGTTGGTCAAGTAATTTATTTAAATGCAAATTATTCAAGCGGTTATGTAAATGATCCAAATAATGTTTCGGACATTAGTGGAAATTATTATATTACTGGTTTAAAGCACGTTGTAAGTAACAGTGGTACACACGAAACATCTTTGTCTCTTTCGCAGATAGCTGGACACACGGATTATCCATGAGATAAATAATATCATGGCATTAAAAGATTTTTCCATAACTTTTCAAAAAATAAAAACATTTACAGATAAAAAAGATGTTTCTATTGTTACTGGATTTAATGCAATAACTCAATACATTGAGCATATTTGTAAAACTCAAAAAGGTGAATTGCCAGATAATATGAATCTTG